CTACTGACCGAGAGAACTGCCACCTTCCCTAGCCGCTAGTATTAAAGATAGACCTGCTGGGGTTGCTACCCACATCCCATACTCTTCCCGGCTCATACCGAGGTACCCGTGCAGTTCCATACCCGCACCTTCGCGTCCTTCGTGCCAGTCTTCCACGAACCTGTGGATATCTTCTTCCAGCACATCGCCCTTTAGGTAGAGCTCAAGAAATCTCATTTCAGCCTCCTGGCTCGACGTCGCAGATAGTGTCTCAATCTGGATTTTCCAGACCAAAACGAAAAAACCCGCCAAAAGGCGGGTTTTTCGGAGGTTTCAAAGGCTGCAAAAACTACCTTTGAAACCTTATATGGTGCCGGCACCAGGAGTCGAACCCGGGACCTACTGATTACAAGGAAGATGCTTTTAATTTATATATCAGTGGGTTACAGATTTTCTTGTTACGTGCCAATGCCCTAAAGGCCACGGATTACGTGGCGTCCATGAAGGTTATTACGTGGTTCAGTAGCGGTGGGAGACGTGCCTCGATTTATTCTGAGGTAGCTTTCGGCCAAAAGCGTTCGGTGGACACGGTGATGGCAAATGAGTAGTGTCACGAAAGCTGCACTCGACTCTAGCAGGCAGCAGAGCTTGCCGTCATCCATATCGCGAATAGTAGTTATGTGAAAAAGGGAATTACATGCAACCAAAAGATTTGTCGAAAAGGGTGGCGCAGCTAATTGAGCAATCTGAAAAGTTATTAGCGACACAAAAATTCAACCAGTATGGCCAAGACCACATAGACGGTGGAGCAATGGCTGGACTTAGAGCTTCAATATTGTCTTTTATTGCAATGACTTACGGGAATACCCATTCGTACTATTCAGAATATGATTCCGCCACTAAAAGCACCTTCGTGTCTAGCGCCAAAAGAAGTCATGCAATCTTGCATGCCATTCAAAATGAGATTGATGGTGGCTGGATATTTACTGTTAAAAAATTAATTGCAGCTGAGATATTTTATGACTTTCTTGAAATGGCTGAGCATCTTTTAGAGCAAGGCTATAAAGATCCCGCAGCCATAATGATTGGCAGCGTTCTGGAGGAAAATCTACGTCAGCTCTGTGCAGCAAATAAAATTGATACAGAGCTTGAAAAAGATGGCGTTTTTTTTCCTAAAAAAGCTGATCGGTTAAATTCTGATTTGGCAAATGCTGAAGCGTATACAAAACTTGACCAAAAGTCTGTAACGGCATGGCTGGGTTTAAGAAACAATGCTGCCCATGGAAAATACAATGAGTACACAAGGGAACAAGTTAATCTCATGCTGCATGGCGTAACGGAGTTTCTGGCCCGAGTGAGTCATTGACCCATAATAAGGTGATAAAAGCGCTCACTTCGTTCTCTGAGACCGCTTACTGCGGCCCTTGGCTTAATCGTTATGGCATCTGAGTATGGAAAGAATAGTCAAAGCCCCTAAAGACTGTAGCGGCAGTGAGCTCAAGACATTTGAGCAGTTACTCTCCGATGGTGGAGAGGTTTTGCTGGCTGGTCTGCCACAGAGAATTCAGCGCGCAGAAAAACTTATCTTTATCAACAACGGCGAGTGTGTTGCTATTGGAGCAATTAAAAATCCTAATGCTGGATATAAAGCTCGTATTTTTGAGAAGTCTACCGTTCCGGAACAAAGTAAGTATCAACATGAGCTAGGCTGGTTGTATGTGTCGAGTGCAGCGAGAGGAAAAGGTTACGGGCGTGTGTTAATGGAAACAATTATCGATTCACTAGCTGGTAGGGTATGCTTCGCCACCACACGCGAAGATAATATCCCTATGCATCACTTGTTTAGCCAGTTTGGTTTTTCGAAACTCGGGCGTCCTTACAAAAGCGACAACGGAGACTATTCTCTTGTTCTTTATGTAAAACCATAAAAATTGGTTCAAGCCTTTAGTGCCGCTCACTCTCTCATGTCGTAGTCTGACGTCTCTGCTATGTCCGTGAGGCATTGACCAAGGGCACGCTGAGGTCATAGACGTCCATCATGGCCCCGTCCCGGTGGCCGCTGGCCTCTTGCTTGTCCGCCCGCGTGCCTGCTGTGTCGGTGATGCCCCGCCGCTTGAGGTCATGCAGGCCAAACCGCTGCTCGGGCGTTATGGTGCCATCCTGAATGGCTGAAGTGATGAAGCGTTGCCATGCCGTATCCAGACTGGATTTGCGCAAAGCACCACCATGGCTGGCCACGATGATGTAGCGCCGATCGGGGCGAATCGGGACGACCGTTGATTTGCTGGCCCACACCTTGGCCCTGTAGGTCTTGGCTCCCTCCCAGGCGGCGCGCAGTCGCGGCGTCCAGCGGACAATGTTGTCCCGGCTGCCCTTGCGCCGGTTGGTCATGATCCCTTCGGCCAGTTCATGTGCATCGGTCAGCGTGATGGTCTCAATGCCCCGCAAGCGGCACAGGTAACCGATCTCCATCACGTAGCTCAGGTACTCCGGACAGCCACCTTTCTCGTTCCTGGCCAGGCGACCAAATGCCAGCGCACGGTCGACCAGCACCTCCATGACTTGGTGTTCCGGCAAACGCCGGCGCTTGCGCTCCACAGGCGCTTCAATTCCCTGCGCGGGATTGTTGTCGAGGTAGCCCCGGTTACGACCCCACTGCAGCACCCGGCGCAGGTATCGCAGGACATGCGCCGCTTTGGACGGCGTGCCTTCGTCGGCCAGGCGATCGACAATCCGCTGGATCAATGCAGCCGTGAATTTCTTCACCAGTAGATCCCCCAACGGCTTGCCCAGCCTGGTCGGGATACCCAGCAGGACGTCCCGTGAATAGCAGTAATCGCTGTGAGTCTTGAGGCTGAGTTTCTTGTAACGATCGCTCAAGTGAAACTGCGTGCAGACATAACGCAATGTGCCTTTATCGACGCCCGAGGTTTGCTCCATGATCTGGTGCAACTCGGCCAGGCTCACGTCAGCAGGTGCCACATTGCGCCGGCGCTGTTTGCCGGTCTCGTCGTAATGCAACGTGTACCAGACGCCGGCGTTGCGATGATCAAAATAGATGGCTGCTGGAAGAGCGGCCTGGTCTATGTGTTGGGGGATGTGCGGATTGTGCTTCCGCTTACGCGCTTTCCTCATAGGATATTGGTGTCATAGCTCTCTGAGGTTACAGACTCGATGCCCGCAGCGTGGTGGATAAGATCCAGCGTCGTCCAAGGACCAGTGCGCCCCCGGAACATGCGGATCCCCTGAGTTATCAGCGAGCGTTCGACGTCTGAGCGGCGTTGGTAGCCGGTGATGCGCTTCAGGTCCTCAAAAGTGAGAACGTTGCTTGTTTGGGAGTTCATGATTGCTCTCTATCTCAAGCAGCAATCAGGGCAGTGTAACGTCCCGCCCTGATGCTCAAAGCCAGAACCTGACGGCTCAATTACTGGGGGAGGGGATGGCGAGAATGCTGGCCAGAACGCGCATGTCGTTGGCGCTCAGCTCACCTTGGGTCGTCGCCTGTGTGGCAAGGCTTTCAAGTCGCCCGCGTGCATCCGGGGTCTTGTGAACCTGGTAGCCGATCAGTGCCGTGCCGATCATGGCGGTAATCAGCAGGTTTCGGGATGGTTTGCTAGCCTTTGAATCGCTGCTACTTGGGTGTTCCGTCTTCATCACTGTCCTCCTAAGTTGTGGTTGGTACTGGGGAGCTCCACCTCCTCAGTACCGTTCTCTTCCCGATATCGTCGGCGTCAACATCTGGCGGCTAGGATCCTGCTCTGCGCACCAGGTGAATGATTAAGTCTTCCAAATCGACAACGTCTTCCGTCTCTGACTGCCACTCCAGCACCGCCTGGACCTGATCCCGGCTGCACTCTAGTACTAGAAGCTCCTGCTTTGTGGCGCTCCGAACTTCCAGAATCTCTACCAGGCCAGCAGCGCTGTATGCCTCGGCATGTACCAGTTGGTTTGCTTCACCGATCCACTCGTGCAGTTCTTTCAAATGCTTGAGCTGCTTCGTAGCACCTTGTCGACCTTCGCCGGTAATGAGTTGAATATGCATAGCTATTGTTCCTGGTGATTGTCAGGCGGCCTGAAAAATCCAGCACCGCACGGTTTTCGGTTTATCGGCGGCGTCGATATCCCAGGACGAACACACGTTGCGGTTTGTCTCGATGAACTTCGGGCACTTGCTGGTTTTTAGGTGACGTTTGAGTTCGGCCAGATCCGGGACCTTCTGCCGCTTGTTCGCCGCAGCTTCGGCAAAGTCGTTCAGGTTCACCGCAATCAGCCCCTCATTACGAGAGTGGTTCAACGCACCAGCGTGGCTGTTCAGGTACTCGTAAAGCTCCCAGAACTCAACGACCATCGGGTGATCAGCGTTGATTGCCAGTTGTCGCTCTTTGGCCATGCTTTGAACCTCGGCATGGGCTGCGTCAACCTGGTGTTGCTGCAGTGGCACGACATGTACCAGCGCGTCGACCAGCGCATGCAACTGGGCGTGGTTCTTGGCAATACGCACCGTGCGGATCTCGGGCAACTGCAGCAGCCGCTGTTCATAGAGCGGAACACTCGCTTTCACGGTCTGCATCACTTGCGCTTCCCGGGTTGTTGCCATCACCAGAAAGCCACTCACCTTGTCGACGGGCATCTGTTCAAGCTCTTCCACCAGCAGTTTGGTTTTGGCGGTCTGACCGTCCTTTGTCATGCCTACATGGGCTATCCGCTGCAGGATGGGCTCCGAGGCGTTCACAGCATGGTTTTGGGCGAACACAAAAGCACCGCGGAACGGCGGTTCCCGCGTGTCGTTGCCGTTGTTCTTGACCCCGGTCGACCGGACGCTACGGCCGTTGTAGGCGGTTTTCAGCTCGTCCCAGTCGTATTGCTTCGTCGCGCTGCCATCGGTCTTTTCCCGTTCGGATTCGATCAGTACGACCGGGAGGTTGCCGACCTGGGCGAAGTTACGGGCTCGAGCGACGGGTGTGCCCTTGGATGGGTCAAAGCCTTCGTAGTCGAGGCGGCCGAGCAACTTCCACAGAAACTCGATCAGCGTGGACTTACCCGCACCCGCTTCGCCGACCACCTCCAGAAATAGGTAGCTCTTCTGGTGTTGCCGGATCTGCTCCGCGAACAATGCCCCCAGCCAGTACGCCAGGACGACGATTCCTTTGGCCCCAAAGCACTGCCACAGAATGTCTAGCCAGCGTGTGGTGAACTTGTTCAGGTCGGTGTTGATGTTCAGCGTGACGGACTGACTGAGCGTTTTAATGCTCAGTTTCTCCATGTCGAAAAAGTCTTCTTCGTTCAGTTTGTAGACCTTGCCGTCGCGCACGGCCACGTCGCCGTAAACGTAGGCACCGTGTTCGCGGGTGTAGCCGGTGAAGTCGATTGTCTGCACGGTCTTGAGCGCGTTTGTCTGCTCTTCAATGAACGCGTCCAGTTGCTGCGTGGTGCCGGTGAACATCCCACCGGGTGCGATTCCGAGCAGTCGTTTCTTGAACTCAGCGGACGATGCGATCTGCGAACTGGTAAAGGTGTTCTTGATCGGCGCGGCGTCGTGGGCAAACGTAATCCGGAAGTAGTACCAGGACTCGTCGGTAAGCTTATTCTCCTGATAATAGAGAGCTTTGGGGTTGCAGGTGGCGATCCGCTGAATCGCGCCACATTGCTGCATGGCTTTGGCTCGACGTTGCTTGTCGTTCAGTAACTGATCGTCCTGATGCTCGCTGTCCTCGAGGTCTTGCATGGCCCGGTTGAATTTCTCCAGGTCGAGCTTGAACCAGTAGAGGCGGTTTCCAAACTCAAGATGGAATTCACTACGGCGTTTCCAGTCGAAAAGCACCAACGCCTTTTCCGTTGCGTTGTCGGCGATCAAGAGGGCACCGTGGTGCCTGGCAACAGTCAGGTCCTTCTGGGTCTGCTCGGCCCGTTTGTCATCCTCGTCTATAGCCCACCAGCGCTGATGCAGATCGTTCCAGTCGACCTTGCGACCATCACGCTGGGGGATCTGGGCCGCCTCGCAGACAAAGCCCAGTTCTCGCGCCTGGCGAACCCAGCGCTTGGTGTACGCGTGTGCGCCTGGCTCGTTGTCCAATGCCCACACCAGCTTCGGTAATTTGCCTTCGCGGTCTTTGGCGAGGCGCTTCAATGACTCGTCAGGAAATGCATTGGACGACATAGCGGATACTGCTGCCACGCCGTGATGCACCAGCGCGATGGCATCAAAGATCCCCTCGACAATCCACAGCTCTTTGACGTCCAGGAGCTCTACACTCGGGGGGCACCACCACACGCCTTTGTAGCTTTCGCCTGGTTTGAAGCGCGCCTTCATTTTCCCGAATCGGGCAGGGCGATCAATCAACCGCTCCCAGTAGCCACCTTTTTCTAGTGCGAAACGCACTGTGGCGCTGCCAGCGTCATGTTGTGACGAAAAGAAAGTGTCTTGAGTGAACCAGCCTGTGATCAACGACATGTCGAAGCTGCGGGCAAATTCCATGTAGGCGCGAGCTGTTGCGGTAGGGGCGTTATCGGTCGCGGGTGCGCGCTTGCTCCAATCCTCAAACAGGTCGTCGTAAATCTCTTTGACGTGCAGCGTGTGACCACACTTCTCTTGCCGACCGCAAATCAGCTGCCATGGGCTGTCAAAGCGTGTGTATAGCTCCTTTTTGTTGCACTTTGGGCAGGTGCCGCCGCGCATATAGTTGGTTGATTTACGGAGCTTCAATCCGTACTCGGACTGAATGCGCTGCAGAACGTTGTGGCGTAGATCGTCTCTCATGAATGCTTCACTGCTTTGAGGCTTTGGCTCAGGGCTGCCATAAGGCGTTTTTGCGCTGCCATAACAGGGACGTGGGCGAGAATTGCGCCATGGCGTTGGCCGTCCGCTACAAAGCGGTATTGGTCGTCGTACCAGTATTCATTGAGCCTCAGGCGATACTGTTCACGCAGTGCTTCAAGCAGTGCTTGAGCCTCTGCCTGGGGCAATTGAGCGGTGACGATCACGGCGTTGGCCATCGTTAAACCTCGAATTTAGGCGCAGCTCACCCATACCCACTGGAGTGGGGCAGGCAATGTTTGGGGGTGTTTAAGTGGCGGGGGAGACGGGTTTGCCGTGGCCGGCAGCGATCAGGTGTTCATAGATCAGATGAACAGGTACAGACCAAGCGAGTCCTCGAATGGGATCACTGATCACTACTGTCATTTCTGCGCTTGCCTGAAGGTCTATACGCTGGCGACCGATGACTGCCAGAACGTTGCTGTAGGCCTGGTGCACCAGATGGTTTGCAAAAGACTCTTTGACCTCAAAGCTTTCGACCAGGTGATCGGTCGTTCGACTGAGCAGTTGGCCCAGATCGCCCAAGTGCTCGCCCTGATGGCGCTCGATAAATGCCTGAGCTGCAGCGCGGATGGTCTCTTGATAATCCATATCAGCTGATACGTTGTTCATTTTTCAGTCCCTGATTTAGCGCGGTACAGATCGATAGCTGCCAACACTTCCGCATGACGTGCAGCCATGTGCAGGTTGTGTGCATTGAGAATGTGCTCGGCCTCGGCTGCGCTAATGAAGCCGTCGGCAAGAGCCTTAGAGATCTCCTGGTCGACGCATCCACGCTTTGCCGCCGCTTGAATGGAAAGGGCATACATCTCGACGTTGTCCAGCGAATCAGGATCAACCACCGGAACGAAAAGACCTCCATACATGGACGCCACGTAGTTAGCCAAATACTGGGTACCGGCTTCTTGCTCCAGTTGGAACAGCTGCGCGTCACTGAGTGGCCTACTGTTGTTGTTCTCGTAAGCGTGGTTATCGAACTTCTTTAATGCCAAGCCGATACGAGCAGCTGCGCACTCCCGTCCACCTGGATAACTGCAGATGATCGCGCTGACTACTTCGCGGCGTGTCTTTAGAACTGGGCTTTTCATGTTCTGCTTTTCCCTGCTGCTGCGTGTCATTACTGTTCAATCACGCCGTCTTTAATCCCTAAAAGGACGGCGGCCCGATGTGCCTCCCCTCGGCGACCTTTTCTACGACCGTTTAGAAGGTCGCTGACCAAATTCTTGTTCAAGCTATGAAGACGACTAAATTGAGCGATGCTCATCCCCTGACGATCAAGCGCAGCGCGGGCTTGCTCAGGCGTAACTGGCGCGTGCATAGTGCGTTCACTCCTGTTTGTTTGGGTTGTTTCGTGTTCAGCGGTATTGATTATGCACGTTATTTTGGTCTTGTACAGAGAGATAGCTTGAAAATTTGTGCATCGAATTCAGGGAATGAAAAGTCTTCGGGTGAACGCCTGCGGGAGGAGCGCGAGCGTTTGGCGCTGAGCCAAGAGGATCTAGCCGAGGCGGGTGGCGTGAATCGTAATACGCAAGGAAGCTACGAGCGGGGCGCTCGAAACCCCGACACAGCTTATCTCGCAGCTGTTGCCACCCTTGGCGTCGATACGGTTTACGTACTCACGGGGGTTAAGCAGGTCCAAGGCCTCACAGCTGAAGAGGCTCAAATTGTTGAGCAGTACCGCCGAATCCCAGCGGGCGATCAGAAAGCGCTCCGGCGATTTTTGAAAGCAATGGCGGATGACGTTGAATAAATTCGTTAGTAGCTCGGACACTATCTTTCCTTTGTCCCATAAAAAACATCAGCCTTAATCCGATAAAGCCTGCTCCTCAATGCATATCAAGGAGTTAAGGCATGTTGGATACAGCAGCTATGAGAAGTGAAATTTGCACTCTGATTGGGAGCCAGCGAGTTTCACTCTCCGACGCTGAGAATCAGCTGGTTGAGTATTTTCGCCAGATTACAGACCAAGAAAGAGGTCAGGTACTGCGCTTAATGGAAGCGTTGACTCTGCATCCAGAGACTGAGTAAGCCGAAGTCTTGCCGCTGGTCAGTGATCGGCGGCCTCGCTCTTAGGCGACGGCCTGTCTACCCAGTTGCTCAAACAGTTCTTTTTGTTTGTCAGGTGTCAGATCCCGTAACCGATCAAAAAGCATCACGTCCAGCTGCTGCCCGGACGGCCTGAGCGTGTGCGAAAACGTCAGGTTTGCCACCCATGTATGGCCGCAACTGGCGTCCAAGCATTGGCAGTACAACTTCACATACGCCCTCGTCACTTCTTCCCGTGAGCTGATCCGTCCCTTGTGCCCGCATGTTGTGCAATAAATCCGCATGTTCCCTCCCCAGGGCCATCCCATGGCTACTATTTTGCCATATCTGTAATGGCATTATCTGTGCTTTCGGTCATATCAAGCCGTTACAGATGTATCCGGCAACGGTTTCCAGGCGAACCGCCGGTCCTCTCGCAACGTCGCATTAGCCTGGTCAAACAACTGGCAGATCGGCCTGATCTCGTTGCTGGTATAAACGCGATCGATCTTCTCGATGTCGCCGAATCCGCCGCTGTTCTCCGGGATGATCCCCGCCAGCGCAGGGTTCATGCGCCAGGCAGCGATCACGTCATTGCGCGTGATGTTCTTCACCTTCTCCAGTTCGTCCTTGGCCTGGAAGTCACCCACCGGGATGATCTGGATGGCCTTCTCGGAACCGCCCGGAATGTTGACGAACATCGACCGGAAGTTGCCCACGCCCTTGCTGGCCGTGATCTGGGCACGTAGCTCGTCTTCGTCCTCTTCGGTCAGGTTCGGGTCGTTGGTGTAGAAGATGTAACCCGCATGCGCGCCGTTGCTGTAGTAACGCCGGCGAAACAGTGTTGCGGCCTCGTTGAGCAGCAGTGCCTGCAGACCGCCCAAGTACTCAGGCACGCCGTAAATGTTCTGCTCAACGTCGTAGTTGAGGACGTGTTCAATCTCGTCAGCGTCGAACTCCGTCTCCCGCCCGTTCTGTTCCAGCTGGACAAACCCGCCGTCGACCTTCACCCGCATGTTTATGGCAGGCAGGTGTCGCAGTTCCAGAATCTGCCCGATCAGATTGGGAACCCGGTAGAAGTACGCTTCGCCAAACACCATGAAGTCCAGCGCAGCCCGACTCATATCGGCCACTGACAGGCCGGCTGAAGGGATGAACTCACGCAGCAGCAGATTGCGCTTGAACCCTGGTATCGCGCCGTGGTGCGCGTTGGCCTTGAGCAGCCTGGCCAGTCCCCTGCGTGAGACCGGCGGCGTGTAAATGCGACCGTCGTCGCTGGCGAACACGCCCAGGTACTGCGCGATGTTGTCGGTCAGCACGGATTCCGGCGCGCCGAACGTGAACGCTCGCATGGGCCGTTGCGCCGGTTTTTCCTGCTGCAGGGTTTTGGGTTTTGCCATGGGAAGTTGATCCAGTAAGTGCGTAGCGACTGCGCCGCTTTTTGTCCGTGTTGAGGGGTTCGTACTGCAGGGCGTGCATGATCGCCCAGGCCACGTCCGCGTGACCGGTCGCGTCGGTTCGCGAAGCGCTGTAGGTCACCTGGCCGCTGGCGGTTGTGCCGCGCTTGATTGTCAGGAAGGCCTGGGCGATATCGTTCCAGCCGGCGTCCCATTCGATGCGGCTTCCCTGGATGGTGTCCTGCGCCTTGAGTACCAATAGGTTTTTGGTTTCCAGGCTGTAGTGGATCGAGGTCGCACGCGGGTAGAAGTCGCGCACCAGGTCGAAGACGCCGTAGCCGATGCCGGTCGTGTCGATCCCGATGTGCTGAACGTTGAAGCGCTCGGTCAGCTTCTTGACCTGCTCGGCCTGGTACTTGAATGACTGACCACGCCAGCTGTGCTTCTCCAGGATCCGGAACTTGCCGCCATTCTCCAGCGGCGGTGCGATGACCACGCACGTCGCGTCGTCGCGTGTCCGGCTCGGGTCGTAACCGATCCAGACCGGGCTGTTGCCATACGGGCGCGGATCGTCCGGGTCGAAGTCGGCCCACAAAGACAGGTCCGAATAGCAGCGCTCCAGATCTGCCAGGGAAAACGCGCTCTGGCTGCTGTCGATGAATTTGCACATGAACAGCTGCTGAAACTTGTCGTCGTCGTACTCCAGCTGCAGTTGCTCAAGGTCGAACAGATCGCAGCCGCCGGCAATCGCATCCAGGATGGTGATTACCTTGCGCCACTGACCGTCCGGACACAGCGCGCCGGCAGAGATCTGTTTGTCGCTCGGCCAGGGATCTTTAGCCGCCTTGCGTTTGCTGTTGCGGAATTTCTCACCCTGCCAGAACGGGTACGCCTGATGCGATACGGCGCTAGGCGTGGAGAAATAGGTTTTGCGCCACTTCTTATGGGTCGCCATGGCGCTGGCCACGGTGTTCAGTTTCTCGAAGTCGCGGATCCAGAAATATTCGTCGACATACACATGGCCATGGTGACCCTGCGCAGTGCTGCTGTTGGTACTGAGAAAGCGCAGCTCGGCCCAGGGCTTGCCGTCCTTGCTGAGTACGATCGGGTTGCCGGTCAGCTCCAGGCCAAACCACGCTTGGGCGAAGGCGATGATGTAGCTGCGGAAAATCTCGGACTGTGCGCGGCTGGCCGACAGGAACACCTGGTTATCGCCGGTCAGCACCGCGTCCATGAAGGCTTCGCCGGCGAAGTAGTAGGTCAGGCCCACCTGGCGGCTTTTGAGGATGTTCCGGATCCTGGCGGTCAGCGGGTTCTGTTTCGCGGCGAACAGCTCTTTCTGGTAGCCGTACATTTTGCTGATGAACTTGTCGAGAAAGTCCACTTCGCGCAGCTCGCTGACGTCGTTCTTAACCTTCTTTTCCCGCTTCTTACCGTCGCGCTTGCCACGCTCCCGACGCTCACCGCGTTGATCATCGCGGCGATGGCCATCGTCGCTCTGGTCATCACGAACCGGCGCAACCACCGGCTTTACACACTGCTTAACCAGGCGTTCGCGAACGGTCGTCAACCGGTCCAGTTCGTCCAGCTCGCCCTTGGTCAGCGAGTCGGCTTTCTCCAGAAGCAAGGTGATACGCCGGCTGACGGCGGTCAGCGGTTCTTCATCCGTCAGCATGTCTTCCCAGCCACCAACGCGGATCCAGTGGTACACGATCCGGATGTTGGGCAGGTTCAACTGCGCCTGAATTTCCTTGGCCTTGTGACGGCGTAGAAACAGGCGTTTGGCGGCTTCTTTGACTTCGGTTGAGTAGTACATGGGCCGCAGTCTATGCGGCGAAAACGCGGAAAACGTGCAGTTAAAATCCGTGTTTCTCCTATAAATCAAATATAGGAGAAGCGCGAAAGTAAACCGTTTGTTGGAGGCGTTGCGGCTCCCTATCTTGGGGCCTCAACTTACCGATGAGCGCAGTTCTTCCCATGCCCCGTTCCCTTGTCAGCTTCTGGAAACGCGTCGCCACCAGCGGTCCTACCGTAGATGGTCGCGTCATCACGCCCCAAGAACTGCGCGACATCGCCGAGACGTACAGCACTACTACTTACACGGCCACCATCTGGTCCGAACATGACCGCTGGCCAGGCTCCTACGGCACCGTATTTGCCGTGCGCCTGATCGAGGACGTCGAGGGTCTGGCCCCCGGCCAAGTCGCGCTGGAAGCGCAGTTGAAGCCCAACCAAAAGCTGCTGTGGCTCAACGACCAAGGCGAAAAGCTCTTCACCAGCATCGAGATCATGCCCGACTTCGCTGGCACCGGCAGGGCGTACCTGACCGGCCTTGCCGTCACCGACGAGCCGGCGAGCCTGGGCACTCAGGAACTCTACTTCTCCCGCAACCCCGGCAACCCCGGAAAGCGCGTGCATTACGCGGCTGCCGTCCCGCTGGGTTCAATTGGTGAAGACGAACCGCAGGGCGAGGTGGCCAAGCTGTTCAGCATGTTCACCGGCCTGTTCAAGCGCTTTGGCATTGAAGAGGTGCCAGCCGAAACCACCCCGCAAACCCCTACCGAGAGCAAACCCCCAATGGATGAAGCTACAGCCAAAGCGCTGCAGGCCTTGATCGAACAGCAACTGATCGTAACTGCCGGCATTCAGGCGCTGATTGACAGTTTCGCAGAGGCACCGCCGGCACCCGACCAGGCCCCGATCGACGACGTACAGACTGCGGTCGATGACATCGTGGCCACCGCCGAAGACGAAAAGCAGTTGAGCCGCAAGGGCTCCTCCAACGCTGCAGTGCTGGCCGGCATGAACAAGCTGCAGGCGCAATTCAGCGCGTTGCTGGACAAGCCGGAAGGCCGCCACCTGTCACGCACCACTGGTGCCGCTGACCCTAAACCGAAGCGGGTACTCTGACATGGCCCAGTCACTGAGCGCATACGGCGCGAAGATGTTTGCGGCCTTGCAGGTTTCACTGGCTGAGTCTTACGGTGTCGAGTTGGCCAGCAAGACGTTCAGCGTCGAGCCATCGATTGCCCAGGAACTCAACGAGGCGATCACCCACAAGTCCGATTTCCTGCAGCGCATCAACGTCATCGGCGTGACCGAGATCAAAGGTCAAAAGGTGTTCCTGGGCGTTTCAGGTCCTGTGACCGGTCGCACCAACACCATGACCACCGATCGTGAAGCCAAGGACGCCTCGGCGCTTGATGACAGCACCTACGAGCTGTTTTCCACCGAGTCTGACGTCAGCCTGCCTTATGCCAAAATTGATGCTTGGGCCAAATTCCCGGACTTCCAGCAGCGTTATTCCGCTGCCGTGCAGAAACAGATCGCGCTTGACCGCCTGATGATCGGTTTCCACGGCATCAAAGCAGCTGCGCAGACCAATCTCACTGAATTCCCGATGCTGCAGGACGTGAACAAGGGCTGGTTGCAGATCGCTCGCGAACAGATCCCGGAGCAGGTTCTCAAGGAAGGCAAGGTCGCTGGAAAGGTGACGCTGGGCGAAGGTGGTGACTATGCCAACCTCGACGCCCTGGTGCATGACACCAAGCAGATGGTCGACGAGCGCGTTCGTGATGGCGGCGACCTGATCGCAATCATCGGCAGTGACCTGCTGGCGGCTGACAAAGCCAAGCTGTACGCCAAACAAGGCGATCTGCCAACCGAGAAAGAACGCATCGAAGACGCTCAGGTCATCGCGACCTATGGCGGTCTGCCGAGCTTCAGCGTGCCGTTCTTCCCGGTCAACGCCGTGGTGGTCACCAGCTTCGACAACTTGTCGATCTACTTCCAGGATTCCAGCTGGCGCAAGCAAACCATCGATAACCCTAAGCGCTCCCGCGTCGAGGATTACAACAGCCGTAACGAAGGCTATGTGATCGAGCAGCTGGAAAAGTTCGCCATGACTGAAAACGTCGAATTGGTGAAAGCATGAGCCTGGCACTGGCGCACAAACGCCGCTTGATCGCAGAAGGCCCAGCGGCTGCGATCGCCGGTGCCCAGATGGCTTATTCGGCTGATACCGCGCTTTCCAGCCCCGCCAATGCACGCAAGCATTTGAAGCTGATGGAAGACGCCTTGGCGGGTGATCTGGAGCGCATCAGCGCGATCAACAGTCGCGAGCAGCGCCAGCTGCTCAAGCGTTACGAGCTGCTGCCCAAGTACCTGGATTACGTACAGCGGTACCGCGATTCGGAATTGAATTTCCAGAACTCGGTGCTGGTGTACGTCCTGATCTGGCTGTTCGACACCGAGCAGTTCACCCAGGGCCTGGAGCTGGCCGACTTCGCCATATCCCAGGGCCAGGCAATGCCTGAGCGCTTCAACCGTGACATTCCGACCTTTGTTGCAGACGAGGTGATCGACTGGGCCGAGGCGGAATTCAAGGCCAGACGCAGCCCTGAACCCTACGTTTCCAACCTGCTGCCCCGTGTCGACGGCGAATGGCAGCTGTTTGAGCGCATCCCGGCTCGCTACCACAAGTTGCTGGGAATGATCGCACTGCACCGCAAGGACTGGCCTGTCGCTATTCACCACTTCGAACGGGCCGAACAGCTCTACGAAAGCATCGGCGTAGGGACGCGCCTCGCTGACTGCCGCAAGGCGCTGGCCAAAGCACAAGCCAACGAAAACGCCAGCAACGGCAACGAATAACCGACTACCCCCCCGGCGAGAAACTGTGGATGTGAGCCAACCATTTATGGCCCTGACCCACTGAAACAGTTTTCCCGCCCCTAATGCAAAAAGCCTTGCGCATGGCGCAGCTTTAAGAGGTTGCTATGTTCATCGGGTCACTGCGAAAGGTTGTCGATATCAACTTCCCCCTCGGGGAAAGTTGCGGTCGTCCGCAGATCACTGCCCCCAAGAACCTGGACGCATCCTCTCAGTGTGCTCATGTACCTGTCAGCGATTTTCAACGCTGCCAAGACGACATCCGGATGAAGATCGCCGTTTGTTTCAAGGCTAATAAGTGCAAGCGTGTGTGCCTGCCTAAGCTTTTTCTCTTTGAGGTATTGCTGGCGTTTTATGGCCAGTTCACGCTCTCTAAGCTTTTCTTCCAGGTAGATAATCTTTTTTCTTATATCGTCCATTTGCCGTCCTCCTCCGTTGCTTGCAGGAAAAGTATATGAGGTTTTCCGGCAAAGCTCAGGAGTTTCTGAACGAGAGGCGATATAAGCTCGTTAGTGCATCACTGCAAGAGCTTATTTATTGTGACTTTCCCGTCCGGGAACGTCGCAGTAATTTCTACCTGACTGCCTCCAAGGACCTGGACGCATTCATTCAGAGTGCTGATGTACCGGTCAGTAAGCCTCAATGCCTCCTTGACCGCATCAGGATGAACATTCTGCGTGCGCAGGCACATCATCGCCATTGCATGTGCTTCCTCGATCCGTCTATCAAGGATCTGTTGCTTACGCCTTGCCGACGTAAGGCGTTCTTTGAGGCGCATTTTCAGAGATACAAACTTTCCTTTCCCATCACTCATGGTCCGCAGTCCTCCATTACAGGCGGGAAAAGTGTATGAACTTTTCTGGCAAACCTTCATGGTCAGCAGACGAACGGCACCTTAAGGCCGGTAGCGGATTATTTCGAAAGTTTACTGGTTGGCACCCTTGCATCAGGGAATGTTGCGGTGATCTCCAGGTCGCCGATTCCCAAAACCTGAACGCAATCTGCCAACACAGTGGCGCAAGTGTCAGCGATTGCAAGTATGTCTTCGACGTTTTCAGTTTCGCGGTGCTCCCCATCGAGCAGTCGGAGCGTGATGGCTTGTGCTTGCTCAAGCTTATTTTTGACATCATGAATCTTAAATTTTTCAGCCATTTGGCGCTCTTTAAGCCGCGCACTCAGCGATTCAATCCTTTCTTCGTCATCGTTCATGACTCGCAGTCCTCTATCGCATGGAGGGGGAGTGTATGAGCTTTTCCGGGAAACCCACCACCTTTGTTGAACAATTCGTCAGAAACGACGGTTTCTGGCCTGATCTTGCAGTCTCTGAGTTTCAGAAAGGTTACCGCCTGCCGGCAGAGTACCTGGTAGAGATGCTGGCCGCCGATCTGAACATGGCCATGGTTGAGGTCAATACCGATCTGGCCAAGTTAAAAGCGCGCTGGCAGGGCGCTGGCGTGTCCAACGTTGAATCCGCAGACACCACCATCCTGCCAGAGCGCACGTTTCAAGCCGCGACCTATAAGCGCGCCGTCTACAGCCGCGCCAAAGCCAGCCTGCTGACTCAGTTCGCCACGGTCAATCGCCGCGAAAGCGCCGAAAACGTCGGCAAGGAATTGCCAGAGCGGTCCGAAACCTTCCTCGCTTTCAGCCAGGCCGCCGTGCGGTCGCTGCAGGGCCGTGGCCGCATCACGGCGGCGCTGCTGTGATCAAGCTCAAGGCGTTGACCGCCTACCTGCTCGAACACCAATTGGTTGCCCCTGAGCAGCTTGACAGCTGGACCGACCAGGTGCAGGTGGAGCTGATCTGGAAACCTGACACCCAAGGCATGCACATGGGTGACATGAATTACGGCGCGACCATCTCGATCGAGCGGTTCGCGGATCACCCGGCGCGCCTGTTTGCCCTGGTAGGCAGCTGGCTGGAAACCCACGACCAGGACCGCGATGGTTTGCCGAACGTGGTGTTCGACGTGGTCATGCTCGACAACGACCTAGCCGACGTCGACATCAAGCTGCAGTTCACCGAGGCGCAGTACCTGGCCGAGGATCCTGCCGGCGAGATCGAGGCCTTTGGCAGTACCTGGTCGTTCGTACCGTTCGAACTGTGGGTGGCTGAGAGCGGCGAGGTGACCGGTCATGGCCTTTGATCTGGACATTCGCGGCATGCTCGAAGCCCAGGACCTGCTGGCTTTGATGGAGCTTCCGACGCCCAAGCGCAGACGTCTGTTGAACAACGTGGCCAAGCGCGTGCGCAGCCTGAGCCGCCAGCGGATCCGCAATCAGCAGAACCTGAATGGAACGCCGTTCGCGGCCCGCAAGGACACGTCCAAGGGCAAGAAGAAGATGGAAACCGGCCTGGGCAAGCTGCTCGATGTCACTCGCCTGACCGGTACCGAAGCGGAGCTGGGCTGGCGTAACACGCTGACCCGTTGGGTTGCCTCGCAGCAGCATAACGGCGTGTCCGAACGGCGCACCGCCGCGCAGATGCGCCAGTGGAACAAGGTTCCGCCGGGCACCGCCGCTACCGAAAAGCAGGCCAAGACCCTGCGCCGTCTGGGTTTCAAGACCCGTCAGGAAGGCCAAAAGACCCTGACCCGCCCATCCGTGGCGTGGATCCAGCAACACCTGAACTACGCCAGAGCGGGATTGCTGATCCGCGTCCTGGACGACGAACGAGCCGAATCCACCGGTGCGCAAAGCTGGAACATCCAACTGCCTGCGCGTCAGTTCCTCGGTGCCAGCGACAGCGAAACCAGCCAACTGGTGAACCTGGTGCTGCAACAAATCCTTAATTCACCCCGCTAACGAGGCACCGCTTTATGGCACTCGGCAAAGTCAGCGTTAACAATCTCAACCTCGGCCAGGGTGCCGTGAGCGAGATCGAACGCTATTTCCTGTTCATCGGTCCCGCTTCCAAGAACGTCGGCAAGCTGGTCCCGTTGGACACCCAAAGTGATCTGGACGTCCAGCTGGGCGTTGCAGACAGCGACCTGAAAACCCAAATCCTGGCAGCGCGCAGCAATGGCGGCGATCGCTGGGCCTGCATCGCCGCTCCGATCGCAGGCGAAACAACTTGGCAACAGGCGCTTGAGAGCGCGACCCGCAGTTATTCCTTCGAAGCGGTAGTGATCGTCAACCCGGCAACCACTCAGGCCGAGCTGTCAGCGATGCACGTTGCAGCCAACGACCTGAGCAACAAGCTGGGCCGGCGCGTCTTCGTGCTCGCCGCGACTGCCGGCATTGCTCCGCAGTTGAGCTGGAGCGCTTACGTCGTCGAGCAGAAAGCCATCGTCGACGGCCTGGCTGCGCCTCGGGTTCTGCCAGTACCGCAACTGCACGGCAACAACCTGGGCGTGCTGGCCGGTCGGCTGGCCAATGCCGCCGTGAGCATTGCTGACACGCCGATGCGCGTTGCCACCGGCGCGGTCCTAGGCCTGGGCGCTGAACCCAAAGACATGGACGGCATCCCGCTGAGCACCGCGGTGCTTTCGCAGCTCGACGCAGCGCGTTTGTCTGTGCCGCAGACGTACCCGGACTATCCGGGCACCTACTGGGGCGACGGCAACATGCTGGACACCCCCGGCAGTGACTTCCAGGTGATCGAGAACCTGCGTGTCGTGGACAAGGCAGCACGCCGCGTACGCGCTCTGCTGATCCGCTACGTAGGCGATCGCACCCTGAACAGTTCGGCCAACAGCATGGCGACCACCACGTCCAAGCTGATGGCCCCGCTGCGCGCGATGGCCAAGTCCACCAAATTCGCCGGCCAGGTATTCCCGGGCGAGATTGAGCAGCCCAAGGACGGCGACATCGTGCTGACCTGGACGAGCAAAACCTCTGTCGTGGCCTACCTCAAGCTGCGCCCCCTCAACTGCCCGAAAGACCTGACCGCGAACATCGCGCTGGACCTTTCCGTTACGGATTCGGAGTAACCCATGGCCGCAAAAATTGGCGGTAAGAACTTCGACGTGAACCTGGGCGATCTGCTCGTTCACGTCGAGGCCGGCACTATCGATATCACGGACAACAGCACCGTGGCCCAGACCAAGGGTGTGCCCAATGGTCACGTCGACGGCGATGTCGCTGCAGCTGGCGAACTGGAGCTGGACACCACCAACTTCAATCTGCTGATCGAGCAGGCCAAGACTGCGGGCAGTTTCCGCGAGCTGGAGCCGTTCGACATCGTGTTCTTCGCCAAGGCCGGCGAAGAGGAACTGCGCATCGAGGCCTTCGGCTGCAAGGTCCGCGTGTCCAGCCTGCTGAGCATCGATCCCAAGGGCGGGGCGAAGAATACCCACAAGGTGCCATTCGACGTCACCAGTCCGGATTTCATCAAGATCAACGGCGTGCCGTACCTGGCTGCTGCTGAAATCGAGGGCCTGACGTAATGGTCTGCCCGTTCGATCGTGCGCAGGCTCTGGAGCAGCGACAACGCGACCAGGCCATTGCGGCCCAGTTGGCCAAGCCGCGAGCGAGCGGGCCGAGCCTCACCCATTGCCAGGACTGCGACAAGGAGATCCCGCCAGCACGCCAGGCGCTGGGTGGCATGACTCGTTGCGTGCCTTGCCAAACCCTGACTGAAAAGGGGCTTCGTTGATGAGCACCAATCAAGCTGCTCAGGACACCGCCATTGCGTTGGTGAAGGCGTCGCCCGCGATTGGCGTCGCCGCCACCGGTGCGACCGGTGCCGTTGACTGGTCCGCCGTGGCCTACATGCTGACCGCGTTTTACATGGTGCTGCAGATCCTGCTGCTGATCCCCAAGTACCGCAAGATGCTGCGGGACTGGAGGGTCAAGCCATGA